GCTAATGATCCTGATGCACCAGCTATTTCTTCTAAACTAAATGGAACTTTTGCCGCAAAGGTTGTTAAGTTATCAAATGCCTTTGCACCTTCTTGAGCTGATCCAAATAAAAATTTAAATCTTACTCTTAACTGCTCAACCGATCTTGAAGTATTTAAAAACTCTCGTCCAACTAAAGCAATACCTAATCCAGCAAATGCGTTTCTTAAATTAAAAACTTGTCCTTTTAATCTGCTTAGCCCTTTGTTTACTCCATTTAAAGCGGCTTTGGTTTTATCTCTTGCTACAATATCTATGGCAACTTTTTTTGTCATTTATCTCCTACGCATTTTTGCTTGGTTTTGTGCTTTGTTTCTTTCAATTCTTTCTTTCTTTGCTTTATCATCAAGGTATGCAATCCATTGTAAAAACTCCTCATAAGGCATTTTCAACAATTCAAAGACTGGTATCTTTAAATAATCAGCAAGATCAAAATATGATTGTAATTCTGTGTCGTCAGCTATTTTTTTTTAGCTTCTTCGTAAGATGGAACTGTCATGCAATCGCCAGCAACCCTAGCAACTACATCTGGGTCAGATTTTTTCATCAAAGCAAATTTATCTTCTAACGTAAAATGAGGATTGCCCTCACCATCTTTTGCTAACCAGATTAGAGCATAGACAAGAGCTTCAACTTCGTCTTTTTTTGTTTTATCTAAATTCTTTTGCTCTAAGGTAATAGGCTCAACAAATATTTCTAAATTATCCCATTCAGGAACAATTATTTTACGAGTTTTATAATTATTAAAATGCTCTTTAACTTTATTGATTGCTTCGCCCATACTCTAATCTTTAAGTTATTTCTAAGTTTTTGTCAAATTATACTGTGCTTCTACTTATTGCACCATTGATCTGACATGAAATAGACAATCTTATTAGATCGTCCATTGTAACTGAAACAGAGTTACTAGTTACAATAACTGGTACTGTAAACAAGAAATCTCCACTATCTGCACCTTCTGGGTGTAGTAATAAAGTTAGTCCTGTTGCTTCTTGTAATAGTATCTGACCATTGCTGTCAGTTTCGTCAAAAGCACATTCAACAGTAACAGTTCCACTTTTTCTGCTTACTTCAAATGTTTTATTAGTGTCAGTTAATTGAGTAGACTCAATCACATCTGCTGTCGTTTCTAAAGTGAAAGCTGTTACTTCTGCAACAGTATTAGCACCTATTTTGATTAGACCAGCCGATCCTGTATGTACTGCCATTATTCTTCTCCTTCGTCTGTATTAAATGATTTTGGTTTATATTTAGACTTTTTTTCTGCTGGGTCTTTGAAACCAGCATTTTTAAGAGATTCTATTTGATCTTCCCAGACCTCTACAATCTCTCCTTCTTTATTTTGAAGTTTTTTTCTTTTTGCCATATTTTCTCCCTACTGGCTTTTTTGCCTCTGGATTTTTATGGTGATGAGTCCAACCATCTTCTAAAAATAATTCAGGTTTTGATGTATGAACTATCGTTCCATTTTTTATTAAATAAACTTTTTCCATAAAGTTCTCCTGTTATGGTGTCCCACTCGTAAACGAATACAAACACCTAACTGTTATTATTACACCTCCATATGGGAATATGCTTCCCTCGTCAGTTTCAACAGAAACAACCTGAGTATCAAGTGCGTTTCCATTTCTAGTTCTATCACTATCTAAAGCAGTTTCAACAGTTGATACTAATTGATTTCTCTTTGTATCAATATTAGTTGTCGTTGCACTTCCGTTAGTAACAAAACCAAATATTCTAAAATCTATTGTTCCTTGTCTAGTTATGCCAGAGTTTTTGATAGTCATATCTTCTCTAGTCTCATCAGCAGTTTGAACAAATACTGCTGGGAACTGTTGCTGAGATAATTCTTCAGCATCAAAAGGATTTCTTTCTACTTTTCCAAATGTAATTGGACTGCTTACCGCAGATAAAGTTGATACTATGTGAGCCGCTATATCTTCTCTTTCACTCATATTCTTATTTCTTTTTCAAATGTTTTTGCAAATATATCAACTGCTTTTGCTTCTTCTTTTTGCCCTACTGAAAAAAATTCTCTTTTTATTTTTGCACTTCCAACTCCTTGAGTATCGTTAAAAAATGCTTTTAAGTTTTGCCTTCTGTTAGGAAAAAAGATTTGACCCTTAGTTTTTGATAATCTTTTAAATGTCATATTTCCTAACATTTGTCCTGATCTAAATAAATTAGGTGTCTGTGTCCTACCTTCCTTAGCTCTGCGTTTTGCATATTTAGGCGAGTAAGGTCTAAATTTTCTACCTTTAAAATCTGTTCCTTTTCTTGTTCTATCTTTTATAGCATTTTGTAAAAACATACTTGCTTTTGCAATACCTTTAGCTGTTGCATTTGGGATTTTTCTTTTAAGTGATCCCAATGCCCCTTTGACTGCTGAAACTTCAATATTTAAATTTAAAGTTACCACTATCTTACCAATCTAAGTTGATGTACTGCTACCTTCTCTGCATCGGCTATAGAATTATCATTGTCGGCATCATACTCGATACCATCTCTCAATATATCCGAAAACTCGTTCTCATATGCTGTTCGATAGTATGTACCCATTTGTTGAAATCTATCCTCATCGCCTTCAGAGTTAAACTTTGTCAATGCTGGACAGATGTAATATCCAAGTGTTCTGTAAACTGTAGCTCTTGTCCATTGTGAGTCTGTAAGTAAAGTTAAATCAATCTCAATACCTCCAGCATAGCTTCTGTTCCTTGATTGATTGCTATGATAAACAGACCACCATCTATTTCTAATATCTCTTTGCACATCTGCAATCGCTTGAGTTACAAATGCGTCTTGTTCGCTTGTACTTAAACCCATATCGCCTATGTCTGGCTGATATACTGTTAAATCTGATCTTGTTGCAAAAGCCATAATAAAATTCCTATTAAAAAATTAGGGAGGAGAGGAAAGGAACTCTCCCCCCATGTTGTCATCTTAAATCTAGTAATATTACTGGATTGAAGAATCTGCTTCGATCTCACAACCATGACCATCGATTAGTTCACCAACACCATAAACTGCTGTTGCAACTAATTCTGTTCCTCTGATTGAGGCATCTCTTTGTTGTTCGATTTTGATGTCTTGCATCATTGCTAGACCTAGTGCGTCTCTATGGAAAACTGCACCTTTGTAATCACCAGTTGTTCCCGGCTCATTACCAGATGCGTCAGCAATGTTTGATGTTTCAAATACATCAACACCAGCGATCTGACCTACAAAACCAGTTCTTAAAGCTTCGTTACCAACACCCGGATTAGGGTTAGCAAAAGTGTTTGTTAAACCAGATTTCAAGTCAAATGCAACTTGTGGGTGTATAACACAGGCGAGATCATCACCCGGAACACCAGCTGATCTTAGTTTTGCAACTGCTTGGAAGATCAATGCCGCAGACATTGCTGTTGAGTTTGATCCAACAGTAGTTGAAAAACCACCAAATAGTGCAGTTAAGTCTAGGTCAATTTTCTTAGCGATTGCCTCACCAAATAATTTTCCTAAATCTCTTACTACATCTGATTCAGATACATTCAAAGTTAGATCAGTTACAGTAGCCATAACTCCGACCTCTGATACAGTTAGATCTTTCTTTGAAGTTGAGATTGCAGTATTGCTTAGGTCAGTTGCTTCTGCAACAGCCGCAGCCGATACTGTTGGGTAAATTGGCACTTGTAGTACCTTGCCTGAATTTTTAGGCATTGTGTAATTTCTTACAAGACCTCTCATAATTGATCGCTCAGAAGCTACAAATAGAGCCTCCGCAACCAATGGGGAGATCAAATCATCTAATGTCGATGTTGTTGTTTCGTCAGCCATAATTTTCTCCTATATGGTTAAATTGTTATTAATAATTTTTGAACTTCTCCTTACGATATTCCATGTATTTGGCTTTATCTTCAGGATTATTCATGTTTAGTTCCGCCAAGTTTAAAGGTTTTGGTGTATCACCTCCAACACTCGATTTAGAACCAACACCACTAGGTGATGCTATTTTAAAATGAGGGTTGTCATCTAAAAACTGTCCAACATATTCTTTGATACTAAGTGGCTCGCCTTTATCGTTATACATCGGTGCATTGTTATCACCAACTATTTCAGGTTTACCATCGTCCCCTAATTGGACTCTGTTTTTCAACAAATTAACTACTTGCTCTGGTTTAATAGCTTGTTGCTCACTTGCTACTTTTATCAATGCGTCATCAATTCGTACTTTTTGCAACTCAGCTTGATATTGTGAGATTACTGCATCTTTTTTAGATACTGTTTCTTTTAATACCTTATCAAATTCGCCTCGTTGTTTTTGCATCTCAACTTCTTTAGCTTCTTTTTCTTCTAAAAGTTGTCGTGCTTCGTCTGGGTCAATGCCATTGAATTTCTTTTCAATCTTTGCTCTTTCCCTTGCAAGTCGTTTTTCGATTATCTTATCCAAC